AAGGCTAATTATTGGGATAAGATCAGTGGCGACTCACTTCCTCTTGGCATTGACTATGCCACTTTTGATATGGCTGTTAATAGTGGGGTAGGCCGTGCGGCGAAAACCCTTCAGCAGGTACTTGGTGTTGGTGCGGACGGACAAATCGGCCAAGCCACAATTAGTGCTTGTGAAGCGGCTAACGCTCGTGAAGTTGCTACGGGAGTCTGTGAAGCAAGACTAGCCTTTTTGCAAAGTTTGCCCACTTATGGTACGTTTGGACGTGGTTGGGCAAATCGTGTCGCGGCGGTAGAAAAAGCTGCCTTTGACATGGCCTCTTAGGATTTAGCCAATGACGACGCCCTTGACGTATACTTCATACATCTCGCAAATCCAGACTATGGCTGTCGTCCCCTCTGGCGATCCTAACTTTACAGTTATTTTACCCCAGATGTTAAATTACGCTGAGTTGCGTATGCAACGCGACTTAGATTTTTTGTCTACACAAATTAGCACTACTGCTTATTCCTTGACGGCAAATAGCAATACTTTTACTATTCCTGCCTCTCAATTCATTGTGCCTCAAACATTTGAGGTTGTTAATCTTTCTGGCGCTTCGTCGCCATTATTGCCAGTTGCAAAAGAATTTATACAGAATGTTTACGGATCAGGTTCTACGACAGGCTTACCTCAGTATTTTGCTGTTTATGGGGGCGATACTGCTACTACAGGTAATACTAGCCAATACATGATTTTGGGACCAATCCCAGACAGCAATTACGGCACCATTCTTACTGGCACGGTTCGCGCCCAATCTTTGGGTTATTTGCCGCCAGTGTCCAGCACATCCGTGGTTGGAACAACGGCTACAATCAACTTCATGTCCGCGCATGGCTTATCAACCGGAACTACGGTTTACTTAACTAACTTTATTTCTAGTGCATGGAATGGAACTTATACCTGCACAGTTACGAGTACTTACTCAATTACCATTCAAGTTGCATCTGGGACAGCGGCGGCGACAACAATTGGAACGGTAAGCAACGGGTCTGGCACTACGTTTATATCAACGTATCTTCCAGACATGCTTATTATGGCTTCCATGATTTACATCTCTGCCTACCAGCGTAACTTTGGCCGCCTGTCTGACGATCCGGCAATGGCTCAAAGCTATGAAAATCAATATCAACTATTGAAAAGCAGTGCGTTGGTGGAAGAAAATCGCAAGAAGTATGAGTCTGCTGCTTGGTCTTCGTATTCCCCCGCCCCAACCGCTACATCGACACGGGGGTAATCCATGCCCCATAATACCATTAAATTAAAGCCCGGCGTTGAGGTAACAACAACCTTAGCTTTAAATGAAGCCAACTATTCAAAGTCAAACTTAATACGGTTTTTACCAGAACGCATGGGCTTGGGCCTTGCTCAAAAAATGGGCGGCTGGGTTGCATATTATGGTTCATTTATAAACTCTACCATAAGATCGCTAAAGGGTTGGTCTGATCTTAATGCAATTAATCATCTTGGAATTGGCGCCACTAACCAACTTGCAGTTTTAACAAACAATAACCTGCAAACAATTACGCCATACGTATACACTGACAATATATCTCCAAGCTTTACGACCTCCGCAGGTTCTGCGGTTGTGACGGTGAGTGACTCAAACATCACGGTTAATAATCTTGATTATGTTGAGTTTGTTACACCCGTTTCCGTGGATGGCATTATCTTAAGTGGCCCATATAATACGACTTACGTATCAAATACTTCGTATACGGTTACTGCATCAACAAATGCTATTTCTGGGCTTACGGGCGGGGCAGTTTATAAATTTACCACTACGGCTAATTCTCAACTTGTTTCATGTTTGTTTAATAACCACGGTTACACAGTAGGACAATCTTTTTACATCGGCGTGTCTCTATCCCTTGGCGGCGTGACGTTATTTGGTCTTTATACTGTTAACTCCGTCACAGATGCCAACAATTTTACATTTAACTGTGGCACACAAGCGTCTTCCAGCGCGGGTCCAACATTTGTTAACTCTGGCAACGTAAGAGTTAATTACTATACCACTGCATCACCCCAATTGGCTCCAACCGGATATGGCGTTGGAGGTTACGGTGTTGGCGGTTATGGTATTGGTGTTGGTTCAACCACTCCACCCGGTTCACCACTTTCCGGCGTAGAAGATTGGACGTTGGACAATTATGGGCAAGATTTAATCGCTTGCCCATCTAATACGGGATACGGAACTTATAGTTCAGGTGGGCCAATTTATTACTGGCAGCCAAATGGACCATTTTTAAATGCTCAATTACTAAGTTCACAAGTGCCACTCGTTAATGATGGGTTCTTTGTTGCGATGCCACAAAGACAAATTGTGGCGTGGGGAAGTTCATTTAATCTTCAACAGGAACCGTTGCTACTTAGGTGGTCGGATATTGGTGACTTTACCACTTGGAATGCGTCAAGCACCAACCAAGCTGGTTCATTTAGAATCCCAACGGGCAGTAAAATTGTTACGTGCATTCAAGGGCCGCAACAGGGGTTAATTTGGACTGACATTGACTTGTATGCCATGCAATATGTTGGCTATCCCTTGGTTTACGGTTTTAACAAGATTGGCTCTAATTGCGGAGCCATTAGTCGTAAATGTGTGGGTCAAATCAATAACAAAATTTATTGGATGTCTCAAAACCAGTTTTTCCAAAATACGGGTGCTGGGCCAGAACCACTTCCTTGCCCTATTTGGGATGTTATTTATGAAAACTTAAATACTAATTCAGACGCAAATGGCGTACCTTATACTTCAAATATCCGCGTTGCCGTAAATTCTCAATTCAATGAAGTCATGTGGTTTTATCCCTCTAATGCAAGTACCACGGGCGAAAATGACTCATATGTAAAATACAACATTATTTTGCAGCAATGGGATTACGGCACAATGGCACGATCAGCTTGGATTGATCAATCCGTGCTTGGTAACCCTATTGGGGCGGGAATTGAAACTGTTAGTGGCTCCCAACAAAATTGGATATATCAACACGAAGTTGGCAATGACGCTGCAATTGGTCTGCAAACTGCGCCAATGCTTTCATCATTTCAAACGGGCTACTTCCAATTAAATGAGGCAGATAATCTGATATTTTTAGATTTGGTTTGGCCGGACATGAAGTGGGGTACATATGGTGGTTCTAATAATGCCACTGTGCAAATTACATTTTATGCAACTAACTACCCCGGCGATACGCCTGTCCAATATGGTCCGTATAGTGTAACGCAAGCCACTGAAAACCTTTCAGTTCGTATCAGGGCAAGGCTTATGTCTATTGCAATTTCATCTAATGACGTGGGTACGTTTTGGCGATTGGGTGCAATGCGGTATCGCTACCAACTTGATGGAAGATTTTAATGGCTAGTTTAGATGACCTCCTCACTACCCAAAAAAATGGCGTTGTTGCAATTAACTCATATGTTAATGCGTTAAATATTCTTGCTGGGGTAAATAACAGCAAGGAAGTGTCAGCTAGCAAGGTAATTAAATCATCATCAGGTTGGTTAGCTACGGTTTCCGTAATTGTGGCGGGGTCTACACAAGGTTACTTGTATGACACAAACAACACATCTACGACGACAGGCAACCGCATTTATGCCGTCCCTAATACAATTGGTACATATCAAGTCCAAGTTCCATTTGCCACGGGATTAACTTTTGTCCCCGGCACAAGTTCTGTTATTTCCGTAGGATATTCGTGATGCCACTTAAGCACGGTTCATCTCAGGCTACTATCAGCAAGAACATAAGCGAAATGTCCCGCTCAGGTTATCCGCATGACCAAGCTGTGGCGGCTGCATTAAATATTGCGCGGTCGGGAAAAGCACATGGAGGAAATTTGGATGGAAATGGGCGTAATATTATCCATACTGGTCCTATCCATAGCCCCGTGGCTGGTCGCACAGATCATCTTCCTATGCATGTACCCGCCGGAGCCTATGTCATCCCTGCTGAAGAAGTGGCTTACATTGGCGAAGGGAACACTCTCGCTGGCTTCAAAGCGATTGATGCGTGGGTAGAAAAATATCATGACCCCCATTTTACAAATGTTGGCAAGCCTGTGCCTATTGTCGCTGCTGGCGGAGAGTACGTTGTTCGCCCGTCAGCGGTAGCGGGTCTTGGCGATGGCGACCTTGCCAAGGGTCACCGCATTCTTGACCAATATGTTCTAAAATTACGCAAGAAGCATATCAAGACCCTCCAAAAACTTCCCGGCCCCAAGCGCGATTAAGGATTAACATGGACTCAGGATTCAAAAAGCAGCGCATCCGTCTTTCCAAAAGCGCCCGCAAGCGCATGCCAAAGTATGAGCGCGTTACAACAGAGCCACTTGTCAGGACGGCACAGCCAGACGACGAGGAGGGCATTATGGTTTTAGCGCGGCTAATCCATAAAGAGATTGGCATGTTCAATCTTAATGAGGACAAAGTGCGCAGTATGATACGTCCGCTTCTTTACAAGCACCTTGGTATTATTGGGGTTGTGGGCAAAAAGGACGAATTGGAGGCAATGATTCTGCTTCGCGTGGCCACCAATTGGTATTCAGACACGCCCTTCCTTGAAGAAATGTCTGTTTTTGTGCGGCCAGAATACAGGAATGCAACTATTTCCCGCGTCCATAAAATGATAGAATTTGCCAAGAAAGCGGCTGATGGTTTGGACTTGCCTTTAATGATTGGGGTTTTGTCAAATCAGAGAACAAATGCTAAAGTAGAGTTGTATGAAAAACACTTTGGCATGCCTGCTGGTGCTTTCTTCATTTACGGGGCAAAGACCGGACAGCCTGAAGAGGCTGAATTGACTGCTTAAGGAGACGTCTAGTGTGTGGTTCTAAGGGTACATCAACAACCAGTTCTACATTTACGCCTCCGGCAAACGTGTCGGCGAATTACGACTATTTGGCTAATCAAGCAAAGTCTGTGGCGGCGACACCTTTTCAGCAATATCAAGGTGAAATGGTTGCGGGTCTTACCCCTACACAAGAGGCTGGTATACAGAACGTCAACGCCGCCGCCGGATTAGCGCAGCCATACTATCAAGCCGGAACGGGTTACGTTCAGCAGGGCGCCACGCCATTTGGTCAGCAGGCACTTAACCAGTATATGTCGCCTTACATTGGTGATGTTGTCTCTCAGACTATGGCAAATTTGGGCGAAACTAATGCCCAACAAAGACAGCAACTGTTGGGTAATCAAGTTTCCCAAGGCGCTTTTGGCGGTGACCGTGGCCAAATTGCTCAAGCTGAATTGGCTCGCCAACAGAACCTTGCGACGGGCCAGACACTGGCTAATGTATTGCAGGGTGGTTATGGGCAGGCATTGGGTCAGTTTAACGCGGATCAGGCCCGCGCATTACAGGCTGGCTCTACACTTGGCCAATTAGGTACTGGCGCGCAGGCTGCGGGCTTGCAGGGGGCGCAGGCACAACTCAGTGCGGGCGCTCAGCAGCAAGCAGTTCAACAGGCTCAGGACGTTGCCAACCAGCAGCAGTTTCAAGCTGCTCAAGCTTACCCATTTCAAACGACTCAATATTTGGGCAATTTGCTTTTGGGTATTGGTGGCCAATCTGGCGGAACCTCACTCACAAATGCTCCGGGGCCAAATGTTGGGTCGCAAATTCTTGGCGGGCTTACTACGCTTGCGTCTATTCCTTGGGGTTCTGATGAGCGTCTCAAGGAAAACATGGAGCCTGTTGGCGAAACGTATGACGGCCAAAAGATTTACAAGTTTAATTATAAAAATGATGGCCATACTATGCTTGGCCTTAGTGCGCAGGAAGTTGAAAAGCATCACCCTGATGCAGTCCACAAGGACGGCGAGGGCATGCGCATGGTTGACTACGAAAAGGCAGTTAACCACGCCGCTCAACGGGGCCACTTTGCGCATGGTGGGATTCCTGACTGGATGGGTGGCGCAGTTGGCGCAGATGGTCTTGGTCGTGCGCATTACGCAACTGACGGCGCAATCCCATACTCAGATCAACCTTCAGGTGGCTCAACAAAGCCATTGACTTTGGCAGACGTAATGCGCGTTTCTCAAGGTCTTCTTGCGGACAGGCCCGGCGGCAAAACAAATATTCCAACAAAAACACCGGATATTCCCCAAGATGGCGGTTTAATGGATGTGGCCAAGCAATTGCAAAATGCCACGCCAGAGCAACGCGCCAATATGAAGGCTAACATTGGCGCCCTTAGAAGCAATCTTGGCGTTGCTACGGTATCTCCGTCAGATGTACTTGGGGAAAGCCAAGGAACTTATAGTCTTGGTTTACATTATGCATCCGGCGGCGTAGTTGGCCGTCATGGTTATGCAGGCGACGGCACAGTTCAATCGCCAAGCCCAGACACACAAACGAACCAACAGCCACAATCTTTGTTTGAGCGTGTAACGGGCCAACCTTTGTCAGACAACGCCCGCATGGGCCTCCTAGCCGCCGGATTGGGCATGCTTAGCAGCAAGTCTCCATTTTTTGGCGTGGGCGTTGGCGAAGGCGCCACGGCAGGCCTTGGCACGTACTATAATGCGCTTGCAAACCAACGCGCCTATGAAAAGCAGCAGCGTGAATTGGGTTTGACAGAAGAACAGCGCGATATAGACCGCCAACGCTTAGCAGAAGAAAAACGCTACCATGACATTGAGTCTGGCTTACGCGGGCAAGAATATGGTTGGAAAGCTTACGAGTATTTGCAGTCAGGGATGAAATACGGAACTTTATCTACTGGCGAAAAAGGTTACGTTGATAGCCGCAATGGCGTTGAAATTCCAGAAAACAAATTTGGCGAGTATATTCAAGGACAAATGGCAAAAATGCCGTTTGGAGCAAATATTTTAGGCGGAAAAACAGCAATTGGTCCAACAGCTTCAGCGGGTGTTGCTCCTGCGCCATCCGCAAACGCCAAATTGGAATCTACAACAAAGGCGGGTGTTGTTCCCGCAACTGCCTCAACGGATCAGCCGCCTGCACCTGATGAGACAAAACCAATTGTTGATGCTGCAAAAGCTGTTTTAAATCCGCCAGTAGATACTTCAAAGGCGGCGGTTGTTCCTGCTGAAACAGTCTTAAATCCACCAAAACCCGCTCAAAATACCGCGCTTCCATTTAAAGTTGGCGCGTATGGCGTTCCAGAACTTTCAGCAGAAGATCATTATAACCCTGATATCTTAACAAAGGCAGCAAGTTATTTGCGCGAAAAATATGCAGATTTGCGCGACCCACAACATGAGGCACAAACCAAGCAAGCTCTTGAGTGGGAAAAAGAAGCGCGCGATTTGCAAAACAGAAAAATTGCAACTTCGTCAGGTACTGAATACATTGCTACTCCGGGAGTTGTGAGACCGCAATCAGTTGGGCCAAAACCAATTGGGCCGGATGACCCAAAATCGTATGTGGACCCTGACACTGGCGCAGTAGTCCAAGTGCCTGTTGATGTAGGTTACAAAACTACAAAGGGATGGAAACCTGATCCAGAAGTGCCATCAAATGCTGTATTGCAATCAGGTGATAAATTTCAAGACACCCAAAAAACTAAGAGTGCGGAACTTGAAAGTGAATTAATGAAGGGAGCGCCTACACTTAATAATGCAATTTCTGCAATTATTAATTACTCCGCCGCAGCAAAATCTAGCGAGTTTGGGCCAACAACAACAGATAAGGCCAAAGTTGCGGGAGTGCTTAAAGGATTGCATTTTGATTCATTAGCTGATGGTGTTTTGGATGGAACAAAGACATTGGCTGACGTGGCTGATGCATTAAAATCTACTGTTGATCAAGCACAAGCTTCTGCTCAAGCGGCATTCCCCAAGATTACGCAAAATGAATTTGCAATTCAAAAAGAAGAGGGAACGCCAAATCCTGATATTGATCCAAGTGCGGCGCAACGGTTGAGTGCAGTTCGTTTGGCTCCATTGTTGTATTTCAATGCTATCATTAGTGCTTGGCAGAATGAAAAACAGAAGAATAATACGGAAAATTTTGAATCATATTTGGCAACTTGGAAAAAAGCGCATCCTTATTCTTTGTTCCAAGATTCTGCTCGCAAATTGGTTGGAAACTTCCGCGGCACGGATTTGCCCAAAAATGCTGATATTATAGATAATGGACTTTATGTAATGCCAAATGCGCCAAGTAAAACAAATTCTAATTTGTATAAGGCGGCTGCTGCGGAAGGGATCCGTGCGGGTCAAACTTTTAAAGTTTCTGGCGTTAAGCATCAAGGTAAAGAAGGGTGGAGTTATGATGCAATTACGCCATCTGACGCAAACAGTACTTTTGACACAATGACACATTATCCTGCCTTCCAATATGGAGTTCAATGATGGGGGGATTTGTCGCCACAGATAATGGTGCAGGCGGAAATTTAGGTGCGGAGCAAGCGACCACGCCTAATCAACGGAAATTTGTGAGCAGCACACCAGACGTTACGCCAAAGCTTCCTACGACTCAAACTATTACGGTCCCAAATGTTGATCCATCTAGTGGCGCTGCAACAGGCTATTCAACTGACATTGAGACGAAGTTGATTCCACCGTCAGAAGATTATCCTGATGTCCTTGAAATGCCACTTTTTAAACCAGCATATCAAAAGGGGAAAGGTGTAAATGCACCTGTTTCTAACAAATTGGCTGCGAGAACTGGTTTGCTTTTGGGTAATACGGTGCAAGGAAGAATTAATTCCCTGCAATCTAATTTGCCAACTGGTTATGTTTCAGAAGATAAATATGGAAACCCATTATGGGTCCAAGATGGCCAAAAATATCACATAGATAGACCCGGTTCTGGCCAAGGCCCAATAACTCGTACGGCGGCACAAACAATTACAGCAGCCCCTGTTGTGGCGGGTTCTTTAGCTTTATTACCTGAAACTGCTCCGTGGGCTTTAGCTGCCGGAATGGGGGCGGTGGCAAACACTGGTGCAAGTTTAATTCAAGATATTGTTGGTGATTTGGCAGGGACAAAAGAACAACCAGATATTGCAAAAGCAGGTATATCAGGTCTTATGGGTGTAGCAGTTCCGGCGGGAGCAGCGGCAACAAAGTGGATTTCTCAAATTGGCTTGCCAGAAGTTTGGAGCCAATTGCCAGCAGGAACAAAAAATTGGGCAATGAATTTTGCCAATAAAATTAAATCTGGTGATATTAATGTTTCTCCGTCCCATGAGGCTGATGCTTTATTGGATCAACCTGAATTTTTAGGTGCCGCTGAAAAAATAATGGATCGCAATGATACTTCATCTAACACAATAGAGAGTATGTTAAAAGAAAGACAAAATCCGTCAAATGTTAGCGATAGACTTTTTGCGGACATGGATACAAATTTAGGTCCATTAAATACAACTGAACGAGCAATGGATCAGACATTAAAAACTGCCAAAAAGGCGGTGGGTGATAAACTTACCCCTGCACTTGATAGCGCAGGTCCGCTTGATGTTAGTGGTGTTGTTAGAGATTTGGACACGCAACTTGAAACAGCCAAGGGAAGCACTGCGGCAGCATTACAAAAAATACGCAAAATGTTGGTTTTGGATAATGGTTCTCCTGCAGTTGCGCCTCAACGCGTGCCAATTACTGACCCAACAACGGGGAAAATTGTTCGCTATGAGATGCAAGGGGCGGCGCCAGAAAAATCTCCAATTTATGAAACAAATGCACAAGCATTAGAAAACGCTCGTTTGGAAATTGACCGATTGATTAAATATGGTGATGAAACGCTTGGCGTAAAACCAAATTCATTTCCAAGTAAAGATCATGCCGTTGCTAATGTGAGAAAAGGTGTGTCCGGCGTATTAAAAAATGGCGTGGACGGATATAGCGATTTTATGGATGAGTACAGCGATATTTATTCATTACTCAAAGCAAATGAATTAGGAACCAATATTTTTAAAAGGGGTGCTAACAGTTTAAACCCAGAGCAGGTTGATGCATTACTCGCAGACCCCGCAACTGGTGCCGCTTTTAAAACGGGCGCGCGCGGCGAATTTGAGAATGTCGTTCGCCGTTCTCCAAACGATGCGTCTACTTTAAATAAAGTTACGGGCGGAGAGGGTGATTACGTCCGCGACAATTTGTATAAAGTTTTTGGTCAAGAGCCAATTGATAACATTTCTGCGGCGGCTCAACGGGAGTTACATTATCAAGATGTAGCAGACAGTTTGTTAAGCCGTAGAGAAGCAGCAAGAAAAGCTGCAGGCGCACAAAGCATAGAAAACATTGGCCAAGGGTTACTTCCTGAAGAAAAGCCAGTGGAAAAAGCTTACTCTACTTTTTTGGCAAAGCCTGTTAATTATGCTGTCAATTTCACGCGTGGTCAAACAGGCCCACGCGCATACGAAGGCGCTGCTGATGTTTTAACAAAACAAGGCCCGCAAATATCAGAATTTACAAAAGCTTTAGAGCAGGCTGCGCAACAGAATAGAAACATTAATGCCATCAGAAATGTTGGCACAGGCGTATCTGGAACTGTATTATCTCAACCTCCTTTAACACCTGATGAAAATCGCATGCCGCGCGCCAGTGGCGGTTCCGTCATTGACAAAAAGGCTGACGCCCTCGTCAATGAAACATTGCGCAACAGGAAGCTTTACTCTGATCACACTGAACACATGTTAAGCATGCCTGACGATGCCATTGTGCAGGCTCTTAACATCGCCAAGCAGTTTGCAGCTTAATACTTCTTAGATGCCTT